CTGCGCGCTGATGGACGAGATCCACCAGTGGAAGGCGGGCCGCGGACTTTACGACATCATCGCGGACGGCGTCGCGGCCAGGGAGCAACCGATCATCGCCATCTTCACCACGGCGGGCACGATCCGGCAGGACATCTACGACGAGAAGTACGAGGAATGCGAGAGGATCATCCAGGGCTACGATCAGCCGGACGGGTATCACGACGAGCGCGTGCTCCCCATCGTGTACGAGCTGGACAGCCGGAACGAGTGGCAGGATCCGGACTGCTGGATGAAGGCCAATCCGGGGCTCGGGACCATCAAAAACCGGACGACGCTGGCCGAGAAGGTGGAGAGGTGCAAAGCAAATCCGCGCCTCTTGAAGAACGTGCTCTGCAAGGAGTTCAACATCCGGGAGACCTCGTCGGAAGCCTGGCTGACTTACGAGGAGATCCGGAACCGGGAGACCTTCCGGGTGCCGGAGAGGGGCTGGACCGATGAAGAGATCCGGAACGGACGGCACGATCCAGGGCTTCCGATATGGCCGGAATGGCTGGGGAAAGCGGACGCGGATCTGACGCTGCGTCCCCGCTATGCCATCGGCGGCGTGGACTTATCCGGCACGACGGACCTCACGGCGGCGAAGGCGATCTTTCAGGTGCCGGAGAGCGACAAGATCTTCGTCTGCTCCATGTACTGGCTGCCGGAGGATGTGCTGGAGCTGAGGGTCAAAGAGGACAAGATCCCCTATGATCTCTGGCACGAGCAGGGGCTCCTCCGTCTCTGTCCCGGGAACAAGATCAACCCGCACGCGGTGACGGAATGGTTCCGGGAGCTGTGGGAGAAGTTCGACCTCTTCTTCTACGCCATCGGCTACGACGAGTGGGGCGCGGAGATGTGGGCCGAGGAGATGCGGCAGACCTTCGGGCGGGACACGATGGTTCCCGTGCGGCAGGGCGTCAAGACCTTGTCGGCTCCCATGAAGCTGCTGGGCGCGGATCTGGCGGCGAGGCGGATCGTGTACAACGACAACCCCATCGACGAGTGGTGTCTCATGAACACCTCCTACGAGGAGGACAAAAACGGGAACATTCAGCCGAAGAAGACAAACAATCCGCGGAAAAGGATCGACGGCGCCGCCGCCCTGCTGGATGCCTACACGGTCTTCCTGCAAAAGGAAGAGGCGTACAGGAACGTGATATGAACGGGAGGAACTATGGGATTCTGGAGTGAACTTTGGGCGAAGGTGAGAAGTCCCACCGGGCGGGCCGGGAAAGGTGTCCGGGTCGGAATGGTGAAGGATCAGCGGCAGACCATCATGGGATGGGACCGGGATCTCTGGGCGTCGGACATCGTGCGCGCGGCGATTCGCCCGAAGGCCAAGGCTATCGGCAAGATGACGGTCCATCACATCCGCGAGAACGGGCGGACCGGGGAGAAGGCGGTGGATCCGGAGGCGTACATGCGCTTTCTGCTCCGGGAGCCGAATCCGTACATGACCATGCAGGTGATGCTGGAATACATGGTGACGCGGAAGGAGCTGACCGGGAACGCATTCGCCCTGATCGTGCGGGACGAGAACGGCCTGCCCGTCGAATTATATCCGATCCCGTGCCAGACGGCGCAGGCGGAGGTGGACGGAGACGGGGAGATCTTCGTGGAGTTCACCTTGTCGAACCGTTCGAGGACGCGGGTGAGCTATGCCGATCTGATCCACCTGCGCGGGGACTTCGGCGAGAGCGACATTCTCGGGACCTCGCCGAAAAAGGCTCTGTCCCAGGACATGGAGGTGCTCTCGGCGTCGGATCAGTCCATCGTGGCGGCAGTGAAAAACTCCTCCGTGGTGCGCTGGATCATGAAGATGCTCCAGCCGAAGCGCAACGAGGACGTGAAGAAGGCGGCGAAGGATTTCGCGGAGTCGTTCCTCATGTCCGAGGACGGCGGATTCGGGGTGGCGGCCCATGACAACACGGTGGAGCTGACGCCGGTGAACCAGAACGACTACGTTCCGAACGCCGCGAACGTGGATCGGGTAGTGAAACGCATTTACTCGTTTTATAACACGAACGAGAAGATCGTGCAGTCCACCTATTCCGAGAACGAGTGGATCGCCTACTACGAGAGTGCGGTGGAGCCGGACGTGGTGCAGATCTCCGAAGAGTTCTCCCGGAAGATCTTCACCCGGCGGGAAAGAGCGCTCGGGAACCGGATCCTGTGCGAGGCCGCGTCCCTGCAGTACGCATCGCTGAACACGAAGCTCTCCATGATCTCGTGGGTGGACCGCGGCGCGCTCTCCGTGAACGAGCTGAGATCCCTCATGACGCTGCCTCCGGTCCCCGGCGGGGATGTGATGGTGAGGCGGCTTGACACCGCTCCGGTGGACGGGGACGGCACAGAAACAACCGAAGGAGGTGAGGAAGAGTGAAGCTGAAAATCAAGGGAGACATTATCCGGGACGAGGACAAATGGATCTACGAGTGGTTCGGGATCGACGCGGCATGTCCCAGGGACGCGGACAAGGCAATCGAGGCCTGCGCGGACGGCGAGACGCTGGAGGTGGAGATCTCCTCCGGCGGCGGCGACATCCAGGCCGGGTCCGAGATCTACACGGCGCTCCGGAGCTACAAAAAGGGGCCCGTGAACATCGTCGTGACGGGGCTCGCGGCGTCCGCGGCGTCGGTGATCGCCATGGCGGGACACTGCGAGATGTCGCCGACCGCGCTGATGATGATCCACAACGTCTCGACGCGGACTGCCGGGGACTACCGGGAGATGGAGCACACGGCGGAGGTCCTCCGCACAGCGAACGAATCCATTTCGGCGGCTTACGAGCGGAAGACCGGGATGGAGCGGCAGGCGCTTCTCGATCTCATGGACCGGGAGACCTGGATCACGGCGGAGAGGGCCGTGGAGCTGGGGTTTGCCGATGGGATCTTCGGGGATGATTCCGGAGCGGAACCGCTTGTGGCGGCTGCCGGCATGACGATCTCCCCGGAGGTCATCGAGAGACTGAGGGGAATCCTCGGAAACAGGACGGACAACGGTTCCGACGCAAGGGCGCGGGCCGAGGCCGATTATAAATTCATGATGCTGAAAGGAGCACAGAGAAGATGAACAAGCAGAAGTACAACGAATCCCGCGCCGCTCTGATGGCGGAGGCCAAGAGACTGCTCGACGAGGGCAAGCTCGAAGAGTTCGAGGCGAAGAAAGCGGAGGTCGAAGCCCTGGACGCCCAGTATGACGCCGAGGCGAAGGCGGAAGCCAACCTCGAAGCGCTGGAAAGAGGCTCCCGCGTGACCGGGCAGGCAGCGGCGCTCGCCGTATCCGGTGACCGTGAGACGATCCTCGCGTCCACCGAGTACAAGCGGGCCTTCCTCAAGGCCATGATGCACAAGCAGATGGACGCGGACGAGGCCGGAGTCTTCAACGCGGTGAACCGCGAGCTGATGGACGCGACCCAGGCCGCAAGCTCCCATTCCGCCCTGATCCCCACCACCCTGATGAAGGACATCTGGGAGGAGATGGGGCAGCTCCATCCGGTCATCGCGGATTCCGAACCTTCCCGAACCTACGTCAACGGCAAGGTCTCCATCCCATATGCGGACATCACCGGAGACGGCGCGTGGACCGCGGAGGCCACAGCCACTGCCGAAGGCACGCTGACCTCCGGCACCGTCGATCTGGACGGCTATGATCTCTCCAAGGGCATCGCGGTGTCCTGGAAGCTCTACACCATGAGCCTGGAAAACTTCGAGGCGTTCCTGAGACGGAAGCTGGCCGAGAAGGTGTCGAACGCGCTGGCGGCCTCCTTCTTCACCGGCACCGGATCCACGAACAACCAGCCCCAGGGCGTGATCACCGCGCTGGAGGCCGAGACGAACACCCCGCAGATCGTGACCTACACCGCGGCGAACGGCATCACCTATGCCAACCTCACCGCGGCCATGGCGAAGATCCTCTCCGGCTATATCCCCGGCGCTTCTGTGTACGCTGCCTCCGCGACGATCTGGACGCTGCTGGCGAACATCCTCGACGACGCAAAGCGGCCGCTCTTCATCCCCGACGTGACCGCCGGCGGCGTGGGCCGCATGTTCGGCATGCCCGTGAAGGGGGAGGACGGCGTGACCGCGGGCAAGGTAATCGTCGGCAACTTCAGCAAGGGTTACATCTCCAACATGAACGCCGACGTGGAACTCCACTACGAGGAGCACGTGCTCGCCCGCAAGACCGACTATGCAGCCTGGACGCTGGCCGACGGCAAGCCCATGACCAACAAGGCCTTCGCGGAGCTGAAGAGCAGCACCTGATGAGAGGAGGAGCGGGACATGACCGGAAAAACCGTAATCGCCGAGGCGCGTCTGGCGGCGGGGATCGCGGCGGACGACGACACCAATGATTCCACGGTCCTCGCGCTGATCCGCGCCTGTTCCGCCGATCTGCGCTCCGCCGGCGTGACCGCTCCCGTGGAAAACCATCCCCTGTACGTGCAGGCAGTCCGGTTTTACGTCAAGGCTTACGGCTGGACGGAGCCGGACGCCGAGCGATGGGGGAAATGCTACGAGAATGTCCGGGCATCCATGAAATACGACACGGAGGGGACCTATGGCGACGGCGATTGAGCACACCTCCGTCGTGATCGGCGGGCGCCGGGTCCCCGCCCGGAAATCGGAGATCACCCAGCGGGAATACTTTCAGGCGGCGGCCATCGGGCTGAAACCGCAGGCCGTATTCACCGTGCGCGGGGAGTATTACCACGGGGAGGACCGGCTGACCACCCACAGGGGCGAGGTGCTGGCGATCTACCGCTCCTTCCGGGACGGGGACTGGTGCGAGCTCTACTGCGAGAGGAGGGCCGGGATCCATGGCTGAGAAGATCACCATTGACGCCGTGCCGAAGGCTCTGGAGGACGCGCTCGCCGGGTACCGTACAGGCGCCGGGGCGGCGGTGAAGCGGGCCGTGGATCAGTGCGCCCGGGAGATGAACGCCGAGATCAAGGCCCACGCCGTATTCCGCAGGGGAAGCGGGGCTTATGTGAAGGCGTTCCAGACGAAAACCGTCTTTGAGGACGACATGAACAAGCGGGTCCGCTGGCAGGTGAAGGCTCCCCACTACCGGCTCACGCATCTTTTAGAGCGGGGGCATCGGATCGTGGACGTGAATCACCGGCTGCACGGCACGACGAAGCCGATCCCGCACATCGCATACGGCGAGGCTCTGGCGGAAAGACGGCTGCCGGAGCTGATTGAAGAGGAGATGAGGAAAACGTGAAATCTTCAGACGTCCGGGACTACATGAACGAGCTTCTCGAAGGAATGGGCATCCCGTTCGGGTACGGAGATCTGACCGATCCCGTCTCCCCTTTTATTTCGTGGTACATCTCCGATTCCGTCTTTACGGTCCCGGAGATTCCGCCTTACCCGGGT